AACAATATCTCCCGACTTATAGTTTTTCAAAGATTCACTTGGAAATTTTTTTACACTCTTATTTGCGATTTCAACAACCTTTACTTCTGTTTTAGCTTCCTCTTCTTGTTCTTCTTGCTTATCTTCTTTTTTTTCAAGATTAATTTCTTTAACTTCTGGTTCTGAATCATTTACTTTAATTTCTTCATCTTTTGATTCTGGTTTTTCATCTTTTTCAGAATTCTCTGTTTCTTCCTTATCTGAATCATCATCTTCATCCTCGTCTGATTCGTCTTCATCTTCTTCATCATCATCCTCTTCTGAATCATCATCTTCTTCATCTTCCGAATCTTCATCTTCATCTTCTTCATCATCATCCGAGTCTGAATCTTCATCCTCAATATTCTCAATTGAAACTGTGCTCTCATCTTCTGGAATTTCCTCTTCATCATCGCTACTATGTAATGTTTCAACCTCGCTCTCCTCTTCATCAGCGCCTCCAAATTGAGCATTCTTCAACTCATTCGCATTCATTTGAATATTATATGGTCGCTCTTTCTTAAAAAACGACGGATTCATTTCTATTTCATCGCCATCCAATAATTTACTTAATAGTCCTCTTAATGCTTCAATATCATATTTATTTTTGTTGGACTCAATCTCTAAATTAATAATTTTACGCCATCCAAAATATACAACTCCAATCAATAATAAAACTAATATACCAATCAAAATTAAAATATATGTCTGCATTTTAAATATTAAAAGATAATTGTTTTTAAATCTAAACGACACTCCGTTTTGATTTCTTTTTCTTTTTCTCCACTTTCTTCTCCGGCTTTTTCTCCAAATCCTTCAAGCAATTCAAGCAATTCTCCATAAATTCTCCGTCGCACTTCTTATTCATCATTAATTGTAAAGCAATGAACTGTTTAGAATATCCATCCTCCAACTTATAAGGAAAAATAATGTTAGCCCCTTCAAACTTAACAGAAAACCGTATGTTCTTAAATCCTAAATCAGTCTTTTTCTCAATTTTGTGTAAATTCGTGTAATGAGTCGCCACAATATGGAGTGAATTCTTCATTTTTCCAATTGTATGACACATACCGTTCGCCGCGGAATACCCCTCATTAAAATTAGTCGAAGTGAATATTTCATCCAATATCGAGAATGTGAATCCTTTGAATTTCTTAATAACATTAAAATAATCGCGTATTTTATGGACCTCCGATTCGAACAGTGATTCATAACCTTGCGCGTCCTGATTCCGGATTCCTGTCAAGAAATAAGAGAACGGCGTAAATTCCATTTTCTCCGAATTACTTATCCCCACTGTTTGCGCCAAATAAATATTTAAGAAGACTGATTTAATGAATGTCGATTTTCCGGCGGCGTTTGGCCCCGTAAGTATATAATTACGCGTCTTTTCATTAAAATCAATACTATTTTTAATGTTCTTCTCTCTCTGAACCGCAGGATGCCAGACGCCCTCTAATTTCAAAAGTGGAACCGACGAATCCAGAACGCGCGGGATATGGAAATAACTCTTCTCCCGAATCATTTTCGCAATCCCGAAATAGCAATCTATAAACGCAATATTATTCAACACTTTCAAAAAATCGCGCTTGTTATCCATAAACTCATAAAAATCCTTTAATATAACTCCCTTGTTCGATATTATAGAGTATGTCCCATTATAAATCCCACCATTCTCGATTCTCTTAAAACCAACGTCATCTTTCTCAATAACCCCATCAAAGTTCTCTTTCAATGACGTGTTCATCCGCAATAGGCCCTTAATATTTTCTAATTTCTGCTGGAAAAAGTTCGCAATTCCAACTGTTATTTTAGACTCGCGGTATGTATAATAAATATTTTGAAAATATAAAAATACACTCAGAGCTTTTGAGAACCATTTGATAACCGTTTTTAAAAATTCATTCTTGATAAATGGAATAGAAATCATGCTACTTTGGTCCCACATTATTTTAATGAATAACTTAATAGGGATACTGATTCCCATGAACTTCATTAGAATAAAAGGAACAATTATATAAACAAGAGGGCTTATCGCACACATAATTGGACTTATAATTATTTTATATGCGTTAGATACTGTTAAAAATGGTTCATAATTATTCAAAAATTTAAGATAGTAATTATTGAAATACATCATCGAGTAAATATAATCACTGTGCTCATTTTTCGATTTATAAAACCAGAGGGCGTCATTTATCGAATCCTTAATCCCTTTAAGTTCTTCATCTGTCTTTTCAGTGAATTTATTACAGACCGTTCTTATAAGGTCTTGTCTTTTTAGGATAATGTCTTTATCAGAAGATGGAGATTTTAATATTTTATCAGTGTAAATCATTCCGATATTTGTATTACATTTAGTGAGTTGGTTATGGATGTTATCCTTAAATAGTTCTAACTCTTCTGTAATATGAGTTGTTGGAAATTCCTCTTTCTTTATTTGGATGAATAATTCATTGAAGCGTTTAGGATATTGAGTTAATATTTGGCTCTCAATTTCAAGGTTATCCATATTATCATTTTCTGTAAATAGGGAGACATGGTCATCTATACTGTAATTTGTCTTTTCTTGTAGAAGTGTTGTCATAACTATTAAAGTATTTTCTTATATCTTATTTTACGAATGTAATTGATAATAAAAATATCTTATAATATATTATGCCAATCAATCTTTCGCCAAATACTTTTCATGCGGACCCCGAACTTGAATCGCGTTCTTGGTTCAATACTTATGGAGGCTTCATTATTGAAACAAAATGGGACCCATCCGATGGAAAATATAAGACAATTTATCACGAGTATAATGTAGAAACTCCAAATATGCCATCGCGATAAATAAATTCTAAAAATATAAATCAAGTCGTGATTTATAGTTATACTAAATTACTCGTTTTAGAAAAACTTTTTTTCTAAAAAACTTTATGTATATATTATCGATTATCATTATATTTATATTTTTTTCAAATTTTAATAGTATTTATGAACCATTTACGCCAAAACAAGCAACTCCCGCAGCCCAGAAACCAGCAACTTCCGCAACCCAGAAACCAGCAACTACATTCAAGCCAACTCCAACCCTTATTTCAAATGAAAAACAAACAAATAATCAAATACCCATTTTTGTAAATCCAAACAACGCCCCAAATGAATATGAAACACGAAAAGACTTTTTAGAAAATCAAAATGTATCAGTTCAACCCAAAGATATGTATTATGATATTTTTGATACAAATTGCGTTATATCATATAATAGACCCCAAGAGTGTCTTATTATAAAAGGTAATTATGTTAATAAAATACCGGATAAAAATTGTAAAAATGTATGCCCAGATTTATATAATCAAGAAGAAGAGGAAACAACAAATAAAAAAGAAAGTTTTACAAATTTTATAGATGATAACCGCCAAAAATATTTTTGGTGTTATGAAAAATGTGGATGTATAAAGCATAAGTATGACCCAACTGACCCAAGTAAAAACACTTGTGGCGACAATGGAATAAGCCAGTATCCATTAGATGTCTATTTATCAGAAGCCGAATGTAATAAGAAATCAAAACCATGCGAGGGTTTAGATGAAACTGAATGCCGGAACACATCAGGATGTGGTTATTGTCGGAATAATGTAGGTCAAGGTCAATGTTTTAGCTCGACTACTGAGGGTCCGTTGAATGTTAAATTGCCTTGTATTCCGGACAGAATGAAACCGACAAATTCATTTAGTTTAGGACGAGCGAATCCATTTGAGGGAGTTTCCCAATTTTTACCGGAGGCTATGATAAATGACATAAAAAAATAATAAAATATAATTTATGAAAAAACAATATACCGCCAAAATAGTATTACTGGTTTTCATATTAGGTGTATTACTTTTTATTAATTATAAATACAACAATATTATTATTCGCGCCTATAATCAATTTACAGGTCTATCAAAAACAATAGTTGTCTTTGTAAGTATCATCTCTTTTATTCTTCCGGCCCTTTACATTGATATACCATTCCTCCAAAAGAAAGAAATTCCGAGTTTTAGAACGAATCGCCCACAACTTATTAAAAAGCATACGACTACAAAATCAATCCGAAATGTTCCGGAGTCAGTAAAGAAGTATGTCGCCGCGAACCAATATTGGAAATGTAAGGGCTGTAAGAATTTGTTGGATGAAACTTATGAAATTGACCATGTTCTTGCGCTGGAAGACGGTGGAAGTAATGATTTAGAGAATTTACAGGCGTTATGTAGGAATTGTCATGGTAAGAAAACGGCACGAAATAATATAATGAAGCGTTTTGTAAAATGAAAGAAAAATATATTTTATATAATTAATGAACGATAATAATTATTCTTTTGGAATGAACCAATTTTATCCAAATCAAGGAAATTATGGGAATGGATATGGATATGGAAATGGAGGTGTTTTAAATAAGATTGGGAACGGTCTTCAAGGTATTTATAATTATAAATGGCTTCTAATTTTTATTATGATTTCAATACCTATTCTTACATTTATGATTATAGCTTTTACAAAAAAAGGGATTCAGAGTGAGTTAGGTTGGACATGTTTACTTCTTTTATTAACGGTTTGTATTTTTTATTATGCTTATGTTATAAAGAACGTCCCTCCAAATCAATTTATATTATTACTCGTTTTAATTATTTTTGAAATTGGGTTTATTATTTATTTCCTGACAAAATTCAATGTTAATTTGAATCAAAATGATTATGTTGATTTCTATACTGTTTCTACATTCACAAGTAGAACTCCAACTCCGATGTCCATACCATTCGCATCAAATAGTGAGTATTTAAATTCGATAACTGATGGAACCCAATCTGCTTTTGCAATTAAGGAAGATTTACCAAATGAATTAGGATTTGAGTCAACATATAGCTTTTGGATGGTTGTATGTCCATCTAATTTCATGAACACTAATAAAAAATGGAAAACTGTTTGGTTTCGCGGTGATGATGATGACATAACTTTATATAAAAACAAAAGCCCGGGTGTCTATTTAGAACCGACTTCTAATAATCTTATTATTACATTTGCTTGTGAAAATGGACCGGAGGAAGGAAACGCCATAATTATTGAAGACATTCCATTAAGTGAATTATTTTGTATTACAATCGTTATTAATGGGCGCTCATTAGAAGTTTATAAGAATGGATTGCTTGAAAAATCGATCAGTTTAACTGGAAATCCTATAATAAAGAACACTAATATAATGAAAGGAGGAAATGGAGTAAATGGAGGATTTACTGGGAGACTTTATTTATTTAGATACGATTCGAGTGCTTTAATTGGAAGCACGATTCATTCAATGTATGAAAAAGAGAGGAAGGCGATTGATGAATATATGAATAATAATCCATTAAATATAAATGATATTATAACATGTTAGATAAAAAATAATCTTTGTAAATTTTAGTAGAAATGAATTTTAATATTCCAGGAAGTTCCGGAGCAGCAGCAAACGCGAGTGTTCCAAATGCTGGTGTAGCGAATATGGGGGCGTCATCGTCAATGAACAACATGGGTTCGAATAGTTTATTTAATAAACAGATGGGATATATATTATTAGCTATATTAGCAGTTGCTATTATTGTAATAATTATAGTTGTTATTGTAAATAACAACAAAAATAAGAATAATCAGAATATTATTATTGATACTCCGGTGAATGCTTTTGGATTGAAGAATAATAAATTCACGGTTAAGAATAGTGAATTAGGTCTCGAATTTTCATACAGTGTCTGGATTTATATTCAGGACTGGACTCACGGCTGGAAGAATATTTTTGTTAAGGGGTCTGGAAGCCCCGGTTCTTCAACTCCGGACCAACCGGCTTCATCACAATTAAGAGCCCCCGGCTTGTGGTTATATCCTGATACGAACTCCCTTCACGCCCGAATCAACACATATGCTTCTCCAAATGAGGGCTGTGATATTAAGAACATTCCATTACAGAAATGGGTTCATATTGGTTATGTATTGAATAATCGGACAGTTGATATGTATATCGATGGAAAATTGGAAAGAAGTTGCGTGTTGCGAGGTGTTCCCAAATTGAATGATAGTGAATTAGTTGTTTGCGACAATAATGGCTTCTTTGGTAAAATTAGTAATCTTGTCTATTACAAATACGCATTAAAACCGGAGGATATCCATAATATTTATTCAAATGGGCCATACTAATATTATTCTGAGATATAAAATTTAGTGATAATTTTTATATCTATAAATAGTAATGAATATGAATAATGGAACAATGGCGATGACAAATACATCCGCAACTTCAAATATGGGAAAATTTTTCACATCGAACTATTTGATTACAATTCTTTTGATACTTGTAAT